TTTAGAGCCAGTATCAAGATTTTTCTTGAGATCATCTATATCGGCAAGAATCGAAAGTTTAAGTGTTCTACTGCCAGCCATTACTTATCCCACTCTTTCAATATCTTGGAAAATGCTTCTTGCCATTTCTTTATCAATTCAGGCTGAATCTTACGAAGGGTTGGGTAGATAAAGTAGCCAGCGTTTCCCTTACCTTTGCTGGGTGTTCTTCTGGGGAACTGACGCAAGCGATTACTTCCAAATTCATAACCTGCCCAGAGTTTTTGTGTGCTACCGCCACCAGAAAAGCGCTGACTTGCAAAGCCGTAAGAGAACTCTCCAATTTTGGAACTGGCCGAGACTTTAACGCCAGTTGCAATTCTTCTAACTGCTTCTTGACCAAATGTCCTCGTAAGGGCATAGGCTTTGATTTCATTTGCTGCATAAGTAGCCAGCGCGCTAGATTCTGATTTAGCTTGGCTAACGGCTTCATCATCCATCGCTTTGAAAGCGGTAATGATTGAGCGGAGCTCGCGTTTGTCATAGCTGATTGGTAACTCATCTGCCACCGCTACGCTCCTTTAATATATCTATGGCCGTTAATACTTGGTCTATATCTGTCCAGTAAGGCATCGGAATCCCAGTTGCGATAGCAATCTCGATGATTAGTCGGTTGATGCTTCCGGACTCGTAACTTTTGGGCTTTCATCTCCAATCGTCATTTCCTCAACTGTCAGCTCCCAAATCTCTTGGGACTTGGTTGGCTTCCCTGCTGCTTCGCGCTTATACGCAAAGTAGGCAAGGTCTAAGAAGTCCGCTTGCTGGTAAGCCGTTATATCCTTCATCGAATAAATCGACTTACCAGTTTTGCGTTCCCACTTAGCCCATTCTGGCAAGCCAGCTTGGTAAGTAGCTGATTCGCCTGAGCTGTATTTAATTGTGATTGATATTTTCATAGCTCCCGATGCTCCGATCTCTTAGGTGAAGGTCTCTGTTGGAGTTCCAATTACTGTCATCGTCCAAGTGTCGGTAAGTGCTCCAGGAGCAGCTCCACCAGCAGTTGGGAAGATTGGCAATACTGTAAAAGCAAATACTGCTCCAGTTATTGCAGTAAATGATACGTTGAGTGCTGTGTTTGGTGCAGCTTCTGCATCTGTCCACATTGCTTCAAATAGAGAGCTTGCAGCTCCCCAATCCTGAAGTAACTCAATTGTGAAAGTCCATTGCTTATCTACGGACTTATAAGCGCGACCATCAAGAGTTTGATAGGTCTCAATAATTGTGTCGCAGCTTAGGACTGCGCTAGTTGTCTGGGCGTCATAAGCAGCGCTATCGAGTGTGAATGTCACATCGCGCCCAGTTATTACTGTTGTTGGCATTTGGGTCTCCTATGCGGTTTGCTCGTAGCGGACGCTCAAGCGTATATCTGAAACTAGCAGGGTAGTAGTTCCTACTTCGGTTACCGAAGGTCTTTCGACTATTGATAACTCATACTTGGACGCATTTAATGCGCCAAGAATACTAATAATCATTTTTTCTAAATTATCTAAAGCTGCTGCATTGCTAAAATAAGCAACGCAAGCGGTTATGGTGTAATTTAATTTAACTCTAGTTGTCGATTTGCCTAAAACTTCAAGCTCCATATATGGCGAGTCTGGGATTACAACTATTGCTGGGACAATTGGCGCTTCTGGGACTGAATCGTAAATGTTGGCAGATACGCCTGCTAGAGCAGTTTTGATAGCTCCTCGGACATCTGTAGCAATTGTGCTGGCTGGCATTAGCCCACCATTGTCTCTACATCAAGATAAGGCCCTAAAAGGCCAGTTACCTTGGCAAGTAAATTCTTAGATAGGCGGTAAGGGGTTACTGCAAAATCTATGCCTTCTATTGATCCACCAGCGGCGGTTCTAGCTTGGAAGATTTCGACTGAGATAGCCAGAATTGCAGCTTCAGCATTGGCATTTCCGACATAGGTTGATAGTCCAGATAGCGCAGCGTTTCCTGCTGGGATAACATTCTTTTCCAGTATATCTGCATTGGTGATTGCGACTGTGAATACATAATCTGAAATTTCGTCATCGGTTACTGTGTGAGTGCCGTTAAATGGTGATCCGCAGCCAGTAATAATTACGGATTGGCCTTCTGTGAATTCTTGAATTGTTGCGGTTTCAAAGTAAGCGACATTATCCTCAAGCTTTACTTTGTTTATCTTGCTCTGAAATGTCACCAGCATTGGCAGAACCAAGTTTTCTGAAGCATCGACAATATCGTTTAAATAAGCATCTGAATATAGGGATGACGAAACGCCAAGAATCGTCCTAAGCTCTGTGGCCGTAACTATCGTTGGCATTTCGTCATCCTTTCAAGCAGTTAGGTGAGCGGCCAGCTCGGGAGCGGACTGGCCGTCACTATTAGGGATTATCAGCTCTTGTTAAACCAGTTAGCACCTGCTGCAACCTTTGTTGCTAATGCGCCATAGCCATAGTAAGCGACCTTAATTTGGCCATTGAGTTTGCCATTTGAAACAACATTTGTCTCTAGGCGGAAGCGGCTTGATTCATACCAAGTGTAGGACTCTGGATTGATAACTACCATTGAGTAGTCAGCAGTTCCATCTCCACCAGTACCAGTAAAGGTTCTTGCAACATATAGGTCAAGACCTAAAACATTGCCGCGAAGTGATTGTGGGCTTACTGCTCCACCAGCGTTTTGTGGTTGTGATGCAGTATAAATAGGGCGTCCAGTATCGTTGTAACTCATAATATTACCCCATTGCTCTGGTGTAACCACTAAGTTGCGAGCAAATCCTAGTGATGCAGAATAAACTGCAGCAGCAGCGCTTGAAACATAAGCAACTAAGCCAGATGCGCTATTTGCTTGAGCACTAGTGTTTAGAGTTCCCGCTCCTTGGATAGTAGTTCCGACATACGAATCAGTTGTTTTTGCATATGCAAATTCCATCTGACGGACAAGCTCATCAAAGAAAGCAGGTGAAGAACGATCTAGAAGTTCTACGCTAAAAGTCTGTCCCCCAGCAAATTTCTTAACATCTACTGAAATGTAGCTGTTGGTCATTCCCGTTTCGTCAATTTCTGCTGCTTCCGCTTCTAATGTAACAGTTGGAACTGCTGTGATTTTTGGAATTTCGAAAGTCATTCCAGCATCAGGCAATACGCCAGAGGAAATAGCAGAAATTAGCGGTCTATCAGCATTTGATAGAGGATTTACAATTTCTGTTAATTGACGAGTTGGAACTAGTCCAGAGTTGTTGCTTGTTGTGTCGTCAGCTGCTAAAACATACTGACGGGACGCATCATCACCAAAAACTTTTGAGCGGATAGATGCTTCAAGATATTTTGCCTTGGTGAACTCAAGGCGAGGTGCTGTGTAAAAGGCTGGGCGAGCTGCCTCAACCATATTTGCTTTAGCTGCTTCAACCGCTTCTTCAACGGCAGGAGCAGGAGCGGTAGTGTCAGACACTTGGTCTCCTTCGTTTGGTTTCTCTGAATCAGCGGTTGCTAAATCAGAATCTTCTTTAGGTGCTTCATTCTCAGAAGCTGCTACTTCGCTTACGCGAGCAGAATCAATTGCAGGATCAGTTACTAGAGATACTTCATCTAGAGTCGCTGAGGTAATCTGCATAACGCCTTTGTTGTTTGTCCATTCGTTAATCTGAGCGCCAACGCTAAATCCATCGCGCAGACCTTCAGTTGCTTCAATTAAAGCATCTTCTCCAGCCATAGTATTGGCAATCTTAAAAGTTGCTTCAATACCAGACTTAGTTACATTGTGAGAGACCATTTTGCCAATCGGGCGAGTGCGGTCGTGCTCAAGAAGCAACTTGACTGGCTTCATTTCAATTGAATCAGCTGAGAATACTGTCGGGCCAACTGAAGTATTGCCTTGCTCGTTCCAAGTCACAATAGTTCCAGTTATGGTGCGCTTAATTGTGTCGGCCGCTGTAACGACCATTGGGATATTAACTTTCATTTGGAATCAAATCTTCCTCTCGTTGAATCTGCTCAACGCTCATCGCGCCAATGCGGTTTAGAATTTCATAAACTTGAGCTCTCTCTAATGCGTTACCGCGTAAGAAGTCATCAAGTGCAAAGCGCGTCATTACTGGATTGGGTGTAAAGTCCGGCAATGATAGGCGTTCCTCAATTGCCTTAAGTATTGGGCGAAGTGAGAAATCTACTAATGAGCGCCGCTCGGACACCGCGTTTGAGTAAGTCATAGAAGTCGTTTCGGCGCTCAAGAAGTAGGCAGGTATTCCACAGGCCCGAGCTAATTCTAGTGCTACATATTGACGCGCCTCTGCAAGTTGCATTGATTTAGGATCAAAGCCAAATTGTTGTAAATCAACATCTGCATTTAGGAAAGCTGTTGAGCGAGTTTGTCTAGCAGTTTTCCAAGCAGTTAGCAAGGATGAAATTCTTTCAGCAGTTAGATTAGTGCCATTAGACTTTAACACCATTGAAGGTGCTGGCTCTTTAGCATAATTGACTGCTGCGTTCTCAAGATATACCGCTGCAGCAATTGTCTTGCCAGCTCTGTGAAGCAATCCTTCATCTCCACCATCAAATCTTATAATTGAACCTACGCCACTAAGTGGAACTGACTTACCATCAACTTTATATCCAGTAATTGTGGTGTTAAGGAAATCGGTATCAACTGTAACGCGGTCTGGACTTACGCGAGTCCAAGCTCTTACGCGACCGCCATCTGTTGCGCTATACATCTCAAGCACTTGACCATAACCAGCGCCATATAGCCAGATATCTTCTGCAAGCCAGCAATAGATTACAAATCCTGCAACTCTTGGGTCTGGCTGATTGATAACTCTGTGTGGATCAACATACTGGCCAGTAATGCGATTGAAAGTTGTTAAAGGTAATGAGCCAATAGTTCCGCAAATTATATTGCGAGCTCTTGCAACGGATGGAACACTCATTGCTAATTGGCGAGTGGTATTAGTTGCACCGCCAAGAATATTATAAACTGAATCGCTAATCTGAACTGGTGTTAGAGCTGCTTGAACATCAGTAACGGCAATAGGGCGCTTGGCCTCAACTGCTGGAAATAGGAAATCTCTTATAGCACCCATTGCTTACATTGTAAATGAGCCTACTTACACTATTTGAATGTCAACGCTACTTTCAGCCATCGTTGCATAGTGTGTTGCTAAAGCCGATGCAATTGCTCCGCAAATTGTCGTATTACTTACTTTCCGACCCATTACCCAGCCGCCGTCACCAAAAGGGAGTTTGACGGCGGATAGGCATTGCTTTGTCAGCTCATCTTGTCCCGAGTGAGCCAACCGCTGAGATGAGATTGCTCCCAGTAACTCATCGCAGCTTTGGGCATAATCAAGACCATCTATGGGCTCAACCCTAATACCAGCAGGAGCTAATCTAGCTGCGACCGCTGACGCGGTTTTGGCTGAATAGGCAACCAACTGGACTGGATACTTTCTAACCCATTCTGCTACATCATTCGCCATTGCTTTATCATCCAGATTCGCAGGGTTATGCCAAGTCTGAAGCAATATGACTTGGAACTTATCGCCTTCAAGTCTTTGGCTAGCGACTAGCGCCGCTTCTTTTCTACTAGGGCTTAGATCAATAGCCAGCCAAGT